ATGAGCCTGCGCGGCAAGATCGCCGCCGGCGCAATTGTGCTCTGCAGCTCCACGCTGGTGGTGTTCCTGGGCACCTGGGAAGGCAACGGCCAGAACACCGTCTATGCCGACAAACTGGCCCGTGGCCTGCCCACCGTGTGCAAGGGCATCACCCGCCATACCAGCCCATACCCGGTGGTTGTTGGTGACTACTGGTCGGACGCCCGGTGCAACGAGGTAGAGCAACTGGTGATCAGCAAAGGCCAACTGCAGCTGGCCGACTGCATCACCAACCAGGACGTGGGCCAGAACACTTTCGACGCCCTGAGCAGCCATGGCCATAACTTCGGCAACCCCAGCACCTGCGCCAGTCGAGCCATGGGCCTGATCAATGCCGGCCGCATCAAAGAGGGCTGTCAGGCGCTGGCCTGGGCGCCTGATGGCAAAACCCCGGTGTGGGCTTTCGTCACCACCGCCCAGGGCAAAAAGGTGTTTATCCCTGGCCTGCACGCACGCCGCTTGGCGGAAGCGGCTCTGTGTGAGGCGGGTTTGTGATGCGTGAGGGCGGTTTCATCCTGGTGCTGTGCCTGGTGGCCTGGTTCGGCTTTGACCTGCTGCAGGGACAGCGCGACACCGCACGAATCGAGCGTGACGCGGCGCTGTTCGAAGTGAACGGCCTGCGTGAAGCCGCGCGTGTCAGCGGCGAGATGCTGGCCGCCCGCGACGCTATCGATCTTCAACGTACCCAGGAACTGAACGATGAACGCACCGAAAACAACAGCCTGCGCCGCGCTGTTGACGCTGGCCTTAGCCGGTTGCGCCTCAACGCCACCTGCAGCACCCCAGCCACCCAAGCGCCCGGCGCCGGCGGCGTGGCTGATGCAGTCACCGCCGAACTCACAGCAGACGCTCGACAGGATTATTTCACCCTTAGAGATCAACTCGCCCTCAGTCGGCAAATGATCCTGGGCCTGCAGGACCACGTGCGCCGGGTTTGCCTGCGCTGATTCACCTCACCTTTACCCTGAACGGAGCAACACCCATGACCGATACACGCGATATCACCCTGGAAGTCGGCGACAAGGAATTCACCTTCGCACTGACGCCGCAGGACGTGACCAAATATTTCAACGCCGTCACCCAGGCCAACAAGGTTTCGCCGGCCAACAACTTGCTGGTGACCACCGTTAAGCAGGAAGACCGCGCCACCCTCAAGGCTCTGTTGGGTAATCCGGTGCTGGTCATGCAGCTGGCGGGCGCGCTCCTCGAGGAGTACGGCCCGGACGTTGAAATCACCGTAAAAAAGCCCTCGACCACGCCGAACGACTGACCGAAAACGGCCTGGGCCAACTGGTGGCCCTGGCCGGTCGTTGGCTACCTGGTGCCGAACCCACCGCCGAGGTGATGGGCACGGCCAAGTGGCTGGAGGACGAGCATTGGCGCCGCATGGAAATCGCCATTGCTAACGGCATCGCATACGCACTCAACGGATAACGACTGATGGCTGACAAAAGCGCCCGGCTGGCTTTCATCTTGAGCCTGACCGATAAGGTTACCGCCCCGCTGGGCAAGGTCAAAACCGGGTTTTCTGACTTGGCCGAACAGAGCGAAAAGCACATCAAGACTATGGGTTTTGGTCTGGCGGGCATCACGGGCGCCTATGTCGGTATCACCCAATCCATGGAACCCGCCCTGGAGATGAACCGCGCCCTGGGCGAAGTCCGATCGCTGAACGTGGCCGAAGACGCGCTGAACTCGCTGAACCGCAAGTCCCTGGAGTTTTCCGTGGCGTACGGAGAGAACGCCCGGGATTTTGTCGCCTCGGCGTATCAGATCGAGGGCGCCATTAAGGGGATGGTCGGCAGCCAGTTGGCCACCTTCACCAATGCCAGCAACGTGTTGGCCAAGGCCACCAAGTCTGATGCGGCGACCATGGGCACCTACGTCGGCACGATGTACAACCTGTTCAAAGGCCAGGCCGACGCCATGGGCAAAGGCCAATGGGTTGAAACCCTGGCTGGCCAGACGGCCACGGCCGTGCAGCTGTTTCGCACCAGTGGCGAACAGATCGGAGAGGCGTTCAAGGCTGCAGGTGGGCTGGCCAGCACCGCCGGTGTGAGCCTGGCCGAGCAGATGGCCGTGCTGGGCACGCTGGGTAGCACTATGGACGGCGGCGAGGCCGGTGGCCTCTACAAATCCTTCTTTGAGAACGTCAGCGGCGCTTCTGAAAAGCTAGGCATGAAGTTCGTGGATCAGCAGGGCAAATTGCTGCCGATTATGGACATCCTGGACAAGCTCAAAGGCAAGTTTGGAGACCTGTCGATTGAGGCCAACGGCGCAAAGCTGCGCGACGCTTTCGGTGGCGAAGCGGCACGGTTGATTAGCAGTCTGATGGGCGACACCGACCGCCTGAAAAACGGCATGGAGCGACTGGGCAATGTGCGCGGCCTGGAGAACGCCGAGCGGATGGCCAAGAACATGGTGGACCCGTGGCAGCAGTTTGGCTCCGCTGTCGAGGCGTTGCGCATTGCCTTCGGCCAGGCGTTGATCCCGATCTTAACCCCGCTGATGGAGCGCCTGGTGGGGATTGCCAGCACGTTGACGCGCTGGACTCAGTTGTTCCCCAACATCACGCGCTTGATTGGGATCGTAACCCTGTCGTTCCTGGCGATTACCGCCGCCATGTCATTGCTCACACTAACCGTGGGGCTTTCGAAAATGGCCTGGTTGGGGGCGGTCGTGGTGTGGAACGCGCTCACCTGGTCGGGTTATCGCAGTATCGCCATGTTCCTGTACCACACCGTTATGGTGGTCGGTTTCGTGGCTGGCCTGGTGTTGATGGTCGCCTGGATGGGCCTGGTCAAGAGCGCGATGCTGCTGTGGCAGGGCGCGATCTGGCTGGTCAACACGGCGTTGCTGGCCAACCCGGTGATCTGGATCGTGATCGGCATTGTTGCCCTGGTCGCGGCAGTGGCGGCGGCGATCATCTACTGGGACGAGTGGACCAGTGCGCTACTCAACAGCGAGGCGTTCCAGTGGGTCAGCGGCCAACTGACCGCGTTGTCGGAGTGGTTCGACTCGATGGGCGGTTGGTCGGGCATGGCCAGTGCGGCGTGGGACGGCATCGCGAACATCTTCAAAAACGCCATCAATGGCTTGATCGAGATGCTGAACAAGATCCCGGGCGTGCAGATCGATGCAGCCTTCGGTGATATGCCGGCACCGCCGCAGTTGCCCGGTATCAGCGCACCCCTGCAGGCGAGCCAAGCGCCGCTGATGATGGCCGCCACACCGAAAGTGCCGGCATTGGCCATGCCAACCCTCGACGCACTGCAGTCCAAAACCCAAGCGCCCGCCCTGGTGCTGGCTCCAGCCCCGATGGAACAGGCCCAGCAAGGCCAGCAGCGCATCAACAGCGCAGTAGGCAGCCTGTCACCTAAACGGCCCGAAGCCGTGCCAAGGGGCGGCCTGCTGACCAGTATCCAGAACAACAACCAAACCCAAAACAAGGGCACCCATGTGGAGAACGTGAACATTCACACCGGTAAGCAAATGAACCCGCTGGAGCTGGAAGGCATGTTGGCCATGGCGGTGGGCGGATGAGCGAATACATCGACCTGCTGATCGTCGATAACGACCTGGTACTGGACCCGTCCCGTCAGCCGTTGCTGATCGAGGACCGGGCCAGTATCGCCCAGGACATCGCACACATGATTCGCGAAAGCGGGCTGCTGGTCACGCTGGTGGCCGAGCGCAGCAAGTTGCGTCAGCGCGACTGCATCCAGCAACTGGAACTGCTGGTGGAGGCCGACCAGCGCCTGGTGCCGGGTACAGCACTGATTAACCAGGTGCAGTCCGGGCGATACCTCGTGACGGCTAAAACCCTGCGATTCGGTGACATTGAGGTGACCCTGTGAGCGACGTGGACTTTAAACAGGCGCTCGCTGACGCCGGCATTCCGACCACCGAGGAGGGATTACGCCAGGCCTGGGAAAAAGAAGTCGCCGCCCAGGGCAGTAAGTTGAGCAACACCAGCGCCTATTCCCCGTTTTGGCGAGTGGTCACGGCCCTGGTGACCAAGCCGGTGATGTGGCTGATCAGCTTTATCAGCGACACCGTGCTGCCCAACTTTTTTGTGAAAACCGCCCGCGACAAGTGGCTGGACATGCTCGCCTGGGCGGTCAACGTCGAGCGCAAAGGCGCGACTAAAGCCAAGGGGGTGTTGCTGTTTACCCGCAACGTCGCCGGCGGCGCGTTGGAATTGCCCGCCGGCATCTTGGTGCAGTCCGCCGCGATCAACGGCCATATCTATCAACTGGTGACCACCCAGGCCGTGACTTTTGCTGACGGGCTGATGCAACTGGAAGTTCCGGTGGAAGCGCAGGACGTGGGCAGCGGCTACAACCTGGCCCCAGGTTATTACGCGATCTTGCCGGTGCCGATCGCCGGCATTGCCCAGGTGGTGAACGCGGATGGTTGGCTGATTGCACCTGGTGCTGATCCTGAACCGGACGACCAGCTGCGCTTGCGGGTGCGTAACCAGTTCTCGGCGGTCAACCAGTGGCACACCGACGCTGTATACCGGGCGATGATTTCGGCCTTCCCAGGTGTGCGCCCGGATGGCGTGTATTTTCTGCACGGCGCGCCCCGGGGGCCAGGCAGCGCTAATGCCTATGTGTTGTTTGATGCGGACGTGCCAGCAGCGACTTACCTGGAGCAAATCAACGCGCATATCCGCGACGAGGGCAACCATGGCCACGGTGACGATATGCTGGTCATGGTCATGCCTGAGACACAGCACGCGCTAAGTTTGAAGCTGTGGCCACGGGCGATTTTGAGCGTTGAGCAGCGCACTAAGTTGCAGGCCGAGGTGGACCAGTTCATTCGTGCAGCCTTTCGCGAGAGCGGCACCCGCGACTACCAGCCGACGCTGACCTATCCGCAGTCGCGGTTTTCATTCAGTCGCCTGGGCGAAGAGCTTCACCAGCAATTCGCTGGCATCGAGTCTCTGCATTTTGATAATGCCGACATCGTGTCAGAGCTGAACATTCCCCGGGTTAGCGTCCTGCAGGTGGAGTTCGCATGATCAAGCTCAACTTGCCGTTCTGGCTGGATGGCCAGCAACTGACCAAGCTCAAAGCGGCCAGCCAGGCCTGGTGGGAAAAGGTCGAGGGCTGGTTGCAATGGCCCTTGCTGCAGATGGATGCGGGTACCTGCCACCTGACCGTACTTGACCTATTGGCCTGGCAGCGAGATATCAGCCGCTTCAATGGCGAGCCCGAAAGCCTGTACCGCCTGCGAGTCAAACACGCCTTCATCAACGCGGTCGACGCCGGCAGCACGGCCGGACTTAAACGCATCCTGCAGCGTCTTGGCGTCGGTTACGTCGAGATCGAGGAGCGCTTGCCCGACAGGGACTGGGACGTGGTGCTGTTGCGCCTCTCTGACTCGCAGCTGTCGCAGAACCCGGAGCTGTTGCGCGTATTGATCCAGCAGTACGGCCGCACCTGTCGGCGTTATGACTTCGTGACCATCACCCCCGTATCACTGCGCATTGTCGCGGTGGACTTTAACGACGACCAGCAAACGCTGGTTGCCAGCCTGTAGGAGCCTCCCGTGGGAGCCAGTATTACCCTTGCAGGTGAAAGCCTGATCGCGCAAAAACAAAGCGCCCAACAACCCCTGACCGTTTCCCGGTTCATCCTGGCCAACGTGCCCGGGCTGGACCCAACCAGTCCGGTCGACCGCGCCGCGCCAAAGCCGGCCGCACACCTGGTGGGCACCTATGACATCACCCAAAAAGGCTTCGTGAACCCTAACCAGATTGTCTACAGCCTGATGCTGGGCAGTGATATCGGGGACTTTGACTGGAACTGGATCGGCCTAGAGACAGCCGAAAACGTGTTGCTGGCCGTGGCGTACGTGCCGCTCCAGCAGAAGCGCAAAAACGTTCCACCGCTGCAGATCGGCAATAACGTAACCCGCAACTTTCTGGTGGTGTTCGACGGCGCCCAAGCGCTGACGGGGATCACCATCGACGCCAAGACCTGGCAGCACGACTTCACGGTGCGGCTGCACGGTATTGATGAACGCGAGCGTATGAGCAACCACGATATCTTCGGACGGGTCTGTTTTTTTGGTGATGGCTTCAAGGTTGAAAAGGTCGGATCTGGGTATCAGCTCAAACCCGGTGTGGCCTACGTTGAAGGCGTACGCATCGAGCTGAACAAGGCTTTTCCTATCACCGTGTCAGCATTGCCGACTCCGGTTTACCTGGATGTTTCGCTGCAGCGTGAGCTGAACGATACCGTGGCTAGCTGGAAAGTGACCTACGGCGGTGACGACTACACGGACAGCAGCGGTGTTCGGCATTACTGCGTTGCCATCGCTTACTTGAAAACAACCGACACGACCGACTTCCGACCGACTGAGCCAATCAATGGGCCGTTGATTGAGCACCTGGCAGCCCGTGTGGGTGACTATCCCCAGCTGCGCGCCAGGGCGACGACCAAGGATGACGTGGAGCTGGGCAATCTGCCGAACGCGATCAGCGACGACGACAGCACCAACAGCAGCATGATTTTGGCGACTACCAAGGCGGTTAACGCCGTGCGGGTGTTCCTGCAGCAAGCAATCGACAAGTTGATCAGCGGCGTTACAGCGGTAGGTAAGGCCAAGCAATTGGAGACCGCCCGCAGGCTATCAATCAGCGGTGCCGGCAGTGGTAGTACATCGTTTGATGGCAGCGCCAACGTGGATATTCAGCTTTCGCTGGCAGATATGGTGGCACCTTCGACCTATACGAAAGTTACGGTCAGTGCCAAAGGCCTTGTGACTTCTGGCGCCGGTCTCAGCGCGGGCGATATTCCGGGCCTGGATTGGTCGAAGATCACCAGCGGCAAGCCGACCACCGTGGAAACCTATGGGATTAACAATGCCTTGATTACCGGGCGGCCCACTGACCAGCGCCCAATCCTTACGTCCCCCAATGCAGGTGGCTTTGACAAGGGCGGGGGTTCCATTGAGCTCCGTGAAGCGCCAAACAGTGGTGGATCAAAAGACTACAGTTATGCGCCCCGCATGATTTTCCATTGGGGCGGCGTTTATGCCGGCGACTTTGGAATGGACGCTTACGGGGAGCTGCGTTGGTTAAGTGGAAGGCTGTGGACAGAGCACAACTTCGATCCAAACACTAAAGCCGATCGAACCAGCGTTGCACCTATCGCCACTCTGGACCAGGTCAGTGCGGGCAATGATGAGTTCAGCATCGTGACTCCCAAGACGCTGCGTTGGGGTTTCTCGATCAATCTGGCGGCTAATGGGTACATCGCTTTCCCGCGTTGGATGGGCGGCCTGATCGTTCAATGGGGCAACGCCTACATCACGGTCAACAACACTCAATTCTTATTCCCTATCGGCTTTCCCAATGCATGTTTCGTACTGAACATGGGCACAGGGGAAGACACTTCCGGCCAAGTCGAAGTTATGAACGTCAGAGCAGGCTCTGTCACGAAAGCCGGATTTGTTGGTTTGGCCACTTCAGCATCGACCTATGGCTACATCGCGATCGGGTATTAAGAGGTTTTCCATGAGCAAGTATTTTTACAGCCCGTCTCTGCATACTTTTTTGGTGGAGGGCATCCATCCAAAACGGCCAGGAGACTGTGTGGTGGTCAGTTACAAAGACTATTCCAATCTGCTGGCGAAACAGTCCCAGGGCCTTCAAATCATGTTCGACACGGACAGCAAACAACCCGTGGCGCGACTCGCTCCCGGGACCAGCAAGCCGGAACAATTGAAGGCCCTTTACCAGCAGAGAAACAGCGAGATTAATAGCGCATGTGAAGCCGAAATCATTGGCGGCTTCTGGTCTGCTGCGTTGGGTGCGCCGCACCAGTACCCAAGCAAACTTGATGACCAACTGAACCTGACCGGCGTGATCCTGCAGGGCTTTGATAATCCCTACGGATGTCGAGACGAGCAGGGCGTGAAAGAGCTTCGCCCGCATACGGCCAAGCAACTGCGCCAGGTGAGTGAGGACTTCACCACCTTCAAAATGGAGCTGCTGCAGCGGGCCAACCAGCTCAAACAGAAACTGGACAAGGCCTTGGCCGATGGCGACATGAGCGCGCTGGAGGTCGTGACCTGGGAGAGCCTGCAGCCATGACCTGGGCACCTGTGACCATGCGCTGGCCAGGCCAAGCCACCCAGTGGATGGATCAACTGTCAGCGGCCCAAGGTCTTGCGGGAGGCGAACTGGCCAGCACCGCAAAGCGCTTGGCCGATCTCAATGGCAAAACCTCGACCAGCCCGGGGCCGGTGGGTGACGCCGCCCAGGGCGCGATCACTGCAGGCCGAGCCGCGCTCGCTGATCAGATGGGCGAGGCGCCGGCGTGCCTGGTGGTGACGCCGTTTCAAAGTGGTATTGGTCAGGGCCGTGGTTATCAGCGTTTTCTGTCTGCGCCAAACTTGCTGCAGCAGCTGGCCGGCAAACTGGTGGACGTGAGCGATACCGAGCGGCCGGATGGCCCCCAGTTCGTCCTGTGCCTGATGTTCCTGGCCACGCGCTTTGATCAGTTGGCCGAGAGCCTGGCACGCTTCAATGCCTTGCTGCCTATGCCCGACCTGGTGCGAACCGAACGCCGTGCCCGGCACCTGTCGAAGCTGGAGGCGGAAAAGTGGGAGATTCCCGCTGCCGGCACCTTGCCGCGTTGGCAGGCGTTGCCCCTGGAGCGGTGCACCGTGGTTAAGGCCGCGAAGCAGTCCATGGCTGGCCAGCTCGCCGTCCTGGAGAGCTACGCCGCCGACAGTTCACCCATGGCCGACCTTGCCGGCCTGGCCACGCGCAAGGCCGCTCAACAACAAGGCCGTGATCAGCAACTTGCGGATCTGAAAGCCTTACTGGCCGACGGCAACCCTGACAGCAGCATACGTGCCCGTCTGATCGGCCCAGGCAACGCCACCGAGCTGCGCCAAGCGCTGCTGGCCGGTGACGCCCCGGGGCATGAATGGGTGCTTTGCGCCGGCGCATTGCTGGTGGGATCTGAGCAGGGGTTGAGCTTTGTTCGTGAGTTGGTGGGCCTATGACGCTGTTACTCGACGGGCAAGAAGTGCGCGGCAAGAACCTCAAGGTCACCGGCAATCTGCGTATTGAAAGCGACGATCTGTCAGGCCAGACCAGCAACACGGACAAGGGGCACAAGGGGTTCAAGCCCAAGACCCTGACTGTCAGTCTGATGATTCCGTTTGTTGACCAGGTGCAGTTACGCGACCTGATGCGCCTGGTGGAAGCAACCGCCGGCGGTGGCCAGCTCAAGACGTACCGAATCGTCAACGACACCGCTGCCGCGTTTGGCATGCGTCAGGTGACATTCACCGAAGGCGTTAGCGCACGGGAGGACGACAATCTGCGCGCATGGCTGATCCAGTTCACCCTGGCTGAAAAGCTGTCGAACCCTGAGAAGGTAGAGAGCCGGCGATCCGGTAACGCGGTGACGGCACAGTCTGGCCCGGGCGCTGCAGTCGGCGGCGCCGGTGGCGATTCCAGCGACGGGCCGGAAGAACTGACCGGCTTTGAAGCCACACTGAAAAAAGTGGATACCTGGTTAGGCGGGAGCGCCAAGGCATGAAGCTCCACAAGGAATTGACTATCAACGGGGCGGTATACGTCCTGGTCAAAAACGATGTCCGGCTGGATGCGAAAAGCCCCGGCCGGGCGACGTTCACTATTCAAGCCCATGCCCCGGTCAAAGGCCTGGTAACGCTCGATATCGGCTACAACGAAAGCACCCTGCAGCGGCACTTCATCGGCTACGTCGAGCGCAGCAGCACGGCCAGCAGCACCCAGCAGGTGCTGTTCTGTCGCGAGCTGGCCGCGATCCTGGCCAACCCGCTACCGCTGAACCTGCGTCACGTCGACCTGCGCGCCGTCCTGGTCGAGATCGGCCAGCACACCGGCTTGCGCTTTCGCGTCCCGGAACAGCCGTATGCCAGCGTTAAGGCGCCATTTTTCTACAGCCTGGCCGCCGGCTATCAAGCCATGGACGGCCTGGCCCGGGTTTTCAATATCCCCGACTTCATCTGGCAGCAGCAGGGTGATGGGGAAGTGTTCGTGGGTAGTTGGGCTGACAGCTTCTTCGGCGTTCGCTCGCCGCTGCAGCTGCCGGTGGAACTGTTCGACGATTACCAGGGTAACCAAAGCGCGATGATTGCGGCCCTTCCCGGGTTGCGACCAGGTGCAACGATCAATCACGGCGAGCGCATCACCAGTGTGGCGCTCATCGACAACCAGATGGCCATCCGATGGACGACGCAATCCGCCGCAGCGTAGAACGACAATTTCCTGAACTAACCGGTGGTTACCACCTGCCACGCTTTGCCCGGGTTGTCGCCGTGGCCGATGCGCCCGCCGGCGCCGGGATCTGCGACGACTTCCGCCCGCGCTATGCGGTCGACATCGAGGTCATGGGGCCGGACGGCGAGCCAGATACCAAGCTGCCAATCCTTGCCGGCGTGCCTTTGCCGCTGCCCACCGGTGGCGAGGAAATGGGCATCTATGCGTTCCCCGAGGAAGGCACCCAAGTGGTGGTGTGCTTTGCCTACGGTCTGCCGCACAAACCCTATATCCAAACCATTCTGCCCCATGGCTTGAGCATGCCCAGCGTCCCGAAGGGCGACCAGGTGTGGCAGCACAGCGAGGCCTGCCAGCAGCGTGTCGACGCGGACGGCAACTGGCTGCGCCAGACTGACGGCAAGATTTTCGACAAGGCGATCGAGCGGGAAGTGGAGGCGATGGGCAACACCGAGCGGTTCCAAAGCCACACCAGGACCGTGGACGATCATTCAACGGAATCGGTAGGGGGCATCAAGACTCTTGAAGCCTTGGGCGCGCTCAAGCTGCTATCAGGCGGATCTGCGAGTCTGGCGGCGGTCGATGATCTGCACCAGGCGACCGGAAGGGACTTGAACCTGGTAGTGGGGCAGAAGCACAACGCCACGGTGGGGGCGACATGGAGGAACGGATTGAGGGGCTGCGTAAGAGCGTGGCGGCGGTCAGCCAACGGCTGGTGGCGCCTAAGACTTGGCTGGGGTCCGAAGCGGTCAACGTGCTGCAGGTGCTGTGTGATTTGCTCGACCTGGTGCAGCAGATGAATGTCCAACTGGCGAGTCACACCCATGGCCCGACTCCAGTACCTGGGAATGCAGCGGCATTCACAGCCAACGCGGGTAAAGCCACTGTCCTGACAGGGCAGTTACAACCTATCACCCTATAAGTCCGTGTTGCTTAATCTTACTGCCTCTCTGGGCTTATCCACTCCGGTGGATGCTGGCGAAAACCTATCAAACATGGAATGATGTTGCTCATTCGCTGCTATCAGTGGTTTGCCGTCTAAGCCTCCGGGGAATTATTACGGTGGTATAAAGAGGGCCTAATGTTTTGTGAAAGGCTGTTAAATGACCAGCATGTAGTTGGTCTATTTTTTTTGTCTGTAAATATATTGTCTACTTTTAATGAGCCCTGTTTGCTGGGGTTAATGCTTTGGGATTGTAATGCTGAATATGGAAGTTAAAAGAGATGATTTCAGAGGCGATATTAATGGTTTGCGTGCCTGGGCAGTCGTTTCAGTAGTTTTATATCACTTTGGCGTTTTCGGCTTTTCAGGAGGGTTTATAGGCGTAGACGTATTTTTTGTGATTTCTGGTTACTTGATGACCGGAATAATTGCAAAAGGTTTGTTGGGCTCTCTGAGTTCTGGTGGGCGTTTTTCGATTTTAAACTTTTACATGTCTCGGGCCAAACGCATCCTGCCAGCGCTAATTGTACTGTGTGGCTTCGTCTTGATCCTTGGTTGGGCCATATTGTTGCCTAAAGAGTATCGGTCTCTTGGCGAGTACGTACTTAGCGCGTTGGCTTTCTTTTCTAACATAAAATTCAGGCATGAGTCCGGCTACTTTGATGCTGACTCGCATGAGAATTTACTGTTACATACTTGGTCTCTCTCCGTTGAGTGGCAGTTTTATCTTCTCCTACCGTTGATAATGATGGGGGTTTGGAAGCTTCGGCCAAAGGTGTCGACGCTTAAGGCCATAATCGTTTTCGGAGTTTTGCTCTCTTTATTTTGGTCGATCACCATCACTCCGCACAAGCCCACGGCGGCGTTCTATCTTCTTAAGACAAGAGCGTGGGAAATGTTCGCCGGTGGCATTGTCTACTTGTGGGCCAGCAATGTTTCGATGAGTGCTAGCGTTAGAAAAGCGTTAGAAGCTTTTGGGTTTGCTTTGATAATTGTATCAATTTTGATATTCGATCAAAGTAGCCAATGGCCGGGGTGGCGTGCATTGGTTCCAGTGCTTGGAGCGGCATTAGTCATAGTCGCAGCAAAGCAAGATTCCTGGTGGACTGCATCCAAATTGACACAATGGTTAGGTACTTGTTCCTACTCACTGTATCTCTGGCATTGGCCGATTGTAGTCGTGTTGGTCTTTTTAAACCTCAAAGGTGACACGTTCGCTGTGCTGGCTGGACTGGCTCTTACTCTGCTTTTTGGTTGGCTCTCCTACCGGTATATTGAAACACCTGTACGCGTAGGCTTATCTAAAAAACCTATGCTTCCATCGCTGGGTTTTTTGCTTGTTGGGGTTTTGACTGTCAGTGCGGTTGCTACCCTAGTTAAAATGAATGAAGGGTTTCCAGGGCGTGTTTCGTCACTAACGAACGCTATCTTTAATGAAGCGCTAAATAAAAATCCACGTTTGGTAGAGTGTGCATCTGCTGCGTATGGTATGGGTCCAAAAGATAATCCTGTACCCAATTGCACATATGGGAACGAAGGCGTTGTTGGTGCGGTAATTATTGGTGACAGTCACTCTTCTTCTTTGGTCGCTTCGCTAAAAGCCGCACTTGGTAATGTCGACGTATTGCAATGGGCTGCCAATGCCTGCCCGTTGGCCAGTGGAGTGGGCAGCGATAACGAAAAGCTCAGATGTAATGATTTTCTGGCATGGGTTATAAAAGAAGCTAAGCAACTGCCGAGCGATGTCCCGGTTGTTTTGGCTAACCGGTTTTCGCTTTATGTATACGGCCCCAACGAGGTTGATCAACCGCTGGCGAATGTCGTGTCTCAGTATTCTATCGGTGGGACGGATTTTAAAGGCAAAGATTATCCTGAGAAAATTAGGGCTGGGTTAATTAAAACCGTCTGCGAACTCTCTAAGGATCGGCAGGTTTATCTAGTACGGCCTATACCAGAACTTGTCTTGAATGTTCCGGCGAGCATGGGTAGGACAATGATTTTTGATGTGTTCACAAGAGTTTCAGTTACGCGAGAGCAATATAACAAAAGGAATTCGTTTGTTTTGGAAACATTGGATTTAGCTGCTGAACAATGCGGCGCTAAAATTCTTGATCCTGTTCCTTACTTGTGTGACAAGGCGTCTTGCTGGGGTGATATAAATGGGCTTCCTGTTTACATTGATGACGATCATTTAAACGAAAGGGGTGGGGAAGCTTTGATCCCTATGTTCAAAAAAATTACTGCTGGTGAACTCATAGAGTGA